ATGACCAAATCAGAGAGCTTCGGTGCCTTCCTGGAAGCACATAGGAAGACGCAGGGCTTAACCATGCGCAAATTCGCGGACGCCATCGGTGTGACCGCTCCATACCTGAGTGACATCGAGAAAGGGCGCCGCGCTGCCCCGGACGGCAAGCTGGGGGACATCGCCGAGACATTGCGACTCTCCCGCTCCGAGAGGGAGCGGATGTATGACCTGGCAGCATTGACTCGCGAGAACCAGGTGTCTACCGACCTGTCGGGCTACATTATGCAAACCGACATGGCTCGCGTCGCTCTTCGCCGGGCGAAAGAACATGACCTGAGTGACCAGCAGTGGCGGGACATCATCGACATCATTGAAGGCGGGGAAGCTGACCAGTGAGCCTTGACCCCAAATACCTCAGTAAGGAGCGACTCGAGGCTCGCGCAGAGAAGGAGCTCGAGAAATTCGCCGGTGGCGCTCAACTGGTGGCGCCTATCCCGCTCGACGTCGACAGCTTCGCCGAGTTTCACCTGGGAGCGGCACTGGACTATCAGCGGCTTTCGTCGGACGGCAGCGTGCTTGGAATGTCGATCTTCCAGGAGCTGTCCATCCCTGTCTTCGAGTCTACCGGCGCAAGGGTTGACATCGTTTTTCCAGAACGAACAATCGTTATCGACGACGATGCCTTGCGTGACTCCCCGGACAGTCGACTGCGTTTCACGATTGCCCATGAGTGCGCTCACCTCCTCCTGCATCGGCATATCTACTACCGAGACCCTCGGATGAAGTGCAAGGGAGGAACAGGGTATCGCCCGTTCACTACTACCTCGGAGGGCGTTCGCGCCGACAACAAGGTAGACCGCGCCGAGTTCCAAGCCAACTACCTCGGGGCTGCGCTGCTCATGCCCCGCGACCCGTTCTCGCAGGCATTCACCGAGCTTGCCCCCGAAGGCTGGCGATCATTGGATGAGCGACGCAAGCGCCGTGTTGTCCGGGAACTCGCTAGGACTTTCGAGGTTTCTAAGCAGGCTGCCGCAATCCGCATCAAGAACCTGAAGCTCGCCGCGTAATTCATTCGCTACGAGTCGGGTTCTCTTTTTTACCCATTTTGTAAGCAACTTAGCTAACTAGTGAATAGGAGGTGTTATGGAAACAGTAAAGAACGCGGGAGGCAAAACGATTTGCCGTGTCGACCTAGAGCGTAGGCAGATCGAGATCGTCCATAAGGGATGCCTCTCCCGGCTCTGGTTCGACGACTGCGGGGGCTTTCATCAATGTCACGAACGACGGCCCCTACCTGAACCGCACTATCGATAACCCACTGAAACACAACTGAATACCGACATAAACAGTTCGATCCGCAGAACCGCTAGACGGGCAAGGATCACGCATCACCTCGACTTTGAGGCGCGTGAACCTGCCCGTCTTGCCGTTTCTGCGGCGTTGCGGACTCCTGCGGATCCCAATCCGACAGGAGATCCCCAATGTCCAAGCGTACGGACGCGCAGGAAACGCAGAACAACAACGCTGCGCTCACAATCCGCTTTAGGCACGAAGCCGACAACAACAAGCATGAATCCGTCACCGACGTCTACGAGATCGACTCTGGTGAGTTTGCCGTGATGGTGGAAACCGACCGGCGTGAACGCGCCGAACAGGCAGGCCGTCCGGTCGATGAGATCAAGCCGAGGTATCCGCAGCAGATTCTCGATGAACTGGCTCGGCAGGAAGAGGCCGTCTTCCACGAGGCCTATCGGGGTGATCGTGGCCCCGGCGCTCGCAAGTGCAGCTGCGGTGCCGGGTGCGGTCCGCGCCGTGGCTGCCGGGTGCCGAAAAACGCGCCGTGGTCGCTCGACTGGTTCATGGAGATCGACCGTGAACCGGAATTCGTTGTTGACAAGTCCGACGATCCATCTGCGGTTGTCGAGGATATCACCGCGTCGCCCGAAGACCAACTGATCGCCGCTGAAGACACCACTCGGAAGGCCCGCGAATTCCAAGCGCTGCGGGAGGCGATCGCTGGCCTGGAGGGCAAGCACAAACAAGTGATGGAGCTGATGCTCGCCGACGCGGACATGAAGCAGTCTGACGTTGCCCGCGCCCTGGGCCTGTCGCGAGCCCGGGTCTCACAACTGTTCAAGGAAGCAGCTGCGGTCCTTCGCGCAGCGGTGGAGGCGACGCGATTTAACACTTCCGATGGTGTCGGCAGTGGGGTGAAGGGAGCAGCCACCCGGGCCACTCCCACCAGTAAGGAAGGCAGGTGAAGGAGATGACCCAGCATCGGCTCAAGCTCCATATCGCCAAGCACATCCCCGATGATCCGGGGATCGTCGGCACCCGCACAGTCACCCTGCGCGAACGCATCATGCGCAAGCTCCTGGGCCGCAAGCAGCGCGTCACCATCGTCGTGCCCGGCAACTCGGTCAAACAGATCGACATCGCCGAAACCGACGACGATCTGATGGCGCTGGCCGACGCGGTCGGCGTCACCCACAAGGGCGGTGATGCGGCGTGAATGTCACCGACGCGAACAAGCACATCGCGGCACTCAACCGGATCGCCGAAGGCGTGACCATGCTCGCGGCCGCGATCGAGGAGACCGCGTGGGGCTCATTTGAGGATCATGCCGAGATGCCTGGTGCGCGTCCGATCGCCGCCGCCGGGCTCGCCCAACCCGACCTTGAGCAAGCAGCCGCCGAGTACGAGGCCACCCACCAGCAGTCACCCGAACCCGCACCTGAGCCGGATCCGGTGTCGCTGGCGCAGGTGCGTGGGGTGCTCGCCGGGCTCTCCAGCCAAGGCTTGACCGAGCAGATACGTGAGCTGATCGTCGCCACCGGCGCAGACAAGTTGTCGGTGGTCGACCCGGCCAAATACTCGTGGCTGCTCGACAAGGCGAAGGAGCTGTCCGATGCCTGACCAGCACTCGCTGCTCTCGGCGTCGGGTGCGCACCGTTGGCTGAACTGCCCACCCAGCGCAGTCCTGGAGTCACGCGAGCCGGATACCTCGTCGGCGGCTGCCGAACAGGGCACCGCAGCACACGCCCTCGCAGAGTGGAAACTGCGGCGCGCCCTCCACCAGGCACCAGCCTTCAAACCGGAATCCGACTGGATCGATACCGAGATGGAACACCTGACCGACGACTACGTCGCCTTTGTCCAGGAACACATCTCAATCGCGCGGGAAACCTGTGGTGATCCGCAGGTGCTGATCGAGCAGCGTCTCGACTTCTCCCACATCGTGCCGGGCGGTTTCGGTACCGGCGACGCCGTTATCATCGCTGAACCCACACTCCAGATCATTGATCTGAAGTACGGGCAAGGCGTGTTGGTTGAAGCCGAGCAGAACCCGCAACTCATGCTTTACGCCCTCGGAGCGCTCCATGCGTTCGGGAGCCTGTATGACATCGAGACGGTGGCGGTCACGATCTACCAGCCTCGCCGGGGCAACGTCGACACCTGGGAAACCTCCGTCGCCGAGCTCGAACACTGGGCTGAGACCGAGGTGAAACCGAAGGCTGAGCTGGCAGCGGCTGGCGAGGGCGAGTTTTGTCCGGGCTCGTGGTGCCAGTTCTGCAAGATCACACCCACGTGTCGGGCACGAGCCGAAGCCAACCTTCAACTTGCCAAGCTGGAGTTCGCCCCACCAGCAAAACTGTCGGACGTAGAGATTGCTGACGTGCTCACACGGATTCCGCAGCTCAAAACCTGGGCGGCGGATGTCGAAGCCTACGCGCTCTCAAAGGCCGTCAACCAGGGCGTGGTCTTTGAGGGGTTCAAGCTTGTAGCCGGACGGTCGGTACGCAAATACAGCTCCGAAACCGACGTCGCTGCAGCGGCTGAAGCGGCTGGATATAGGGACATCTATGACCGCAAGCTCATCACTCTTACAGCAATGGAAAAGCTGATGGGTAAACCCACCTTCAACGAGATCCTCAGCGACCTCGTGACCAAACCTGCAGGCAAACCCACCCTGGTTCCTGTATCCGACAAGCGGCCAGCGCTCGACCTGGTGAGTGCGGCCACCGATTTCAGTAACGACAACTAGAAGAAAGAAGAAAGAAACATGACAACCGCTACTAACCCAACTCGCATTGTTACCGGCGAAGTACGACTCAGCTACGCCCATATTTGGGAGCCGAACTCCATCCAAGGAGGCAAACCCAAGTACTCCGTCTCCCTGATCATCCCCAAGACTGATACCGCCACTATCACCGCGATCGAGAAGGCCGTGGAAGCAGCCATCGAAGCAGGTATCGGGAAGTTTGGTGGCAAGCGACCCAACAAGGCAGCCCTCAAGCTCCCGCTGCGCGATGGAGATATTGAGCGTGACGACGAAGCCTACAAGGGCGCCTACTTCCTCAACGCGAACTCTCTGACGGCTCCGCAGATCGTCGATCAGAGCGTCGCGCCGATTCTTGATCGTGCCGAGGTCTACTCGGGCTGCTACGCCCGCGTGTCCCTGTCCTTCTATGCGTTTAACACGAACGGCAACCGTGGCATCGCCTGCGCACTGGGGAACATTCAAAAGACCCGTGACGGCGAGAGCCTTGGCGGCGGGCGCGTGAGCGCTGAGACTGACTTCGGTTCCTTCGCGGCTGATGACGACTTCCTGAACTAACCAACTCCAATCGTGGAGGGAACCAGCGTTCATTGTTGGTTCCCTCCACATTTTCCTCTGACGTGAAAGGAACCCCGTCATGCGAACACTCTTCTGCGATATCGAATCTTTCAGTCCTGTTCAGCTCGCCAAGACAGGCGTCTACCCGTATTGCGAGCACCCAGACTTCGACCTGTTGCTCTTCAGCTATTCGGTCGACGGCGGCCCGGTCGAAATAGTGGATCTCGCCAACGGACAATCAATGCCCGACGAGGTGCTGGCGGCACTGGTGGATCCGGATGTGGTCAAGTGGGCGCATAACGCCGCCTTCGAACGAGTCTGCCTCTCAGCATGGCTACACCGCCATCATTCCGAGCTTCTCGCTGATGGGTTTCTTGGCCCAAGGCAGTGGCGTTGCACCATGATCTGGTCGGCCTACCTTGGTCTTCCGATGAGCCTCGATGCAGTAGCCACAGTTTTGAAGCTTGACGTCCAAAAAGACACAGTAGGCAAGAAGCTGATCAAGCAGTTCTGCACACCCGCCACACCCTCAGTCCTGAACGGCGGCAAACGCAGGAATCCACCATCAGCTGACCCGACCGGGTGGGCGAGGTTTATTGATTACAACCGTCGTGATGTCGAAGTCGAGCTTGCCATCCACGACAGACTGGCTTGTTTTCCGATGCCGGAGTCCGAATGGGACACCTACACGCTCGACCAACGCATTAATGATGCTGGGATTCTTCTCGACCACACGCTGGTTGATAACGCGGTCGGGGTGGATGAGCACCACCGCAACGCGACACTCGCTCGGGCACAGACATTGACTGGGTTGGAGAATCCGAACTCGCCCATCCAACTCAAACAATGGCTCGCATCGCGTGGCTGCGTGCTGGATTCGTTGGCAAAGGCCGAGGTCGATGCCGCCCTCGACACCGCGACTGGCACGGTGAAAGAAGTCCTCGGACTTCGCGGCGATCTAGCAAAATCACGCGTCAAGAAATACCAAGCCATGCAAAACGTCGCAGGCAGCGACGGTCGAGCACGTGGGCTGATCCAGTTTTACGGCGCAGGACGCACCGGACGTTTCGCCGGACGCCTCGTCCAAGTCCAGAACCTCCCCAGGAACTATCTGCCTGATCTTGACCAAGCCCGAACGCTCGTCAGAACAGGCAACCTCGAGGCACTTGAGCTTCTGCACGAGTCCGTGCCCGACACACTTTCACAGTTGATCCGCACCGCGTTTATCCCTTCACCTGGGCACAGGTTTATCGTTGCTGATTTCTCTGCAATTGAAGCGCGTGTCATCGCCTGGCTAGCAGGAGAAACAACCACCCTGCAAGCCTTCCGCGAAGGTAAAGACCTCTATTGCGAAACCGCGAGCCGTATGTTCGGAGTGCCAGTAGAGAAGCATGGCGTTAATGGTGAGCTTCGGCAGAAAGGAAAATTAGCAGTTTTGGCTTGTGGTTTTGGCGGCTCAACGGGCGCTTTGGAGCGCATGGGAGCACTCACCATGGGACTCGCCGAGCACGAACTCAAACCCATCGTCGACGCATGGAGAGCCGCCAACCCACACATCGTGGCCCTCTGGGCCGGCGTCGAAGAAGCAGCTATCGCCGCGATCGCGTCTCGTCAGTCAATCCGGCTACGGAATCTGCGATTCAGCGTCGAAGCCGGAATCTTGTTTATTGAGCTGCCCTCGGGTAGGCGGTTGGCGTATGTGAAGCCGCGTCTGGGCGAGAACAGGTGGGGCGGCACCTCCATCACCTACACCGGCACCACCACAGCACGCCGCTGGGGACAGCTCGAAACCTACGGCGGAAAACTTACCGAGAACATCGTTCAGGCGATCGCTCGTGATCTGCTCGTCACGGGCATGCACGCAGTCGCCAAAGCCGGGCATCAGATTGTGATGCATGTTCACGACGAGATCGTCATCGACGAACCCGAAAATTCCGGCTTCACCGCCACTGGTGCTTGCGAGCTCATGTCCACGCTCCCAGCATGGGCCGAAGGTTTGCCGTTGGATGCGGATGGGTATGAGTGCGCCTATTACCGTAAGGATTAGCTGTTGATTGTCCAGATGGGATCTTGTTTCCAGCTGGGGCTGGCACCTATGTGCGTTAGATCGACGCCAGGAATTTCGGTGGGGAAACTGTCTAGGACGTCGCTGATGGCCTGTATTTCAGCGGTGAAATTTCCTCGTCGCAAGAGGAACGCGGTGAGCACCAACGCGGTGTATATACGTCCTGAAGAATGTGTCACGGCCGATAGCGTTTGGTCGTTGCGGCGGTGTTTGACCAGTGGACGGATGACGAGTCGCTTGTTCCATAGTCTGGCGTGATGGGCGCATATGTTACGAATGAAATTCGCAGTGCGCATCCATGATTCCAACTCGTCGGCACGTGCCAAGTACTTGTCAGCAATGCGACGACGCTGTTCGAAGGGAGCCAACGAAAACAGGGTCACGAGTTGTCCGAATTCGAGGATCTCGGTGGCCACCCACACCGGCAAACGGCCGTCGTGGGTCTGGTTGTAATGCGTGACGAAATCTTCTGTAGAGCGCGACTGCGTTTGGGCTAGCTTCTGCGTGAACAGTACTGCGCGGCGATGCATTGCGCCTGACGGCCAAATCCGTTCGAGGTCGAGGTGAATGAACGGATCGATCTCACCCAGCACGTGCCCCACGTCAACTCGCAGGCACACCTCCAGCTTGCATAGCGCCCGCCACACAGCAAGACGCAGTTGTTCGTCAAACTCGTACAGCTCAATCGCGTGATGCATACGTGTGCCGGGAACGAAACGATCTAAACGCCGCCGAGGTGAGCCTTCGGGAGCTGGCTGGCGCAGCGGGTAGGAGTATCCCGAAAGCCGGTAATAGCCGACAGTAGATAACTCGCGGCGGTAATCACCGGCATCCAATAGGCCACGACGAGTGAGGATATTGATTTGCTCATCGATACTGACCCACGGTTTGTCGACCACCAGCCCACCTGCTTCCAAAAACATGAAGACCGGCTCTGACCTGTCTCGGAAACCGATACAAGCGAGCCGGTACTAGTGGTAATCACTATACCGCGAAAACAGCGACAGAATCAAGAACTCGGCGAAGTATCACCATCAGAGAAGAAAGCTTATCCAAGACCGCTAAGAAACGAGAACCGACCCTGTGCTCCCACCGAGGCGGGCAGCGGAACCGGTCATGTTGTCTAAAAGACCACCGTGTCGGCACCGCTGTAGCAAGAGAATGATGGTTCTTCCACACAGAGCACTCGAGAAATTTGTCTATGCCCCGGCGAGAATACCTGCCAGATTGCTCTAACAGATAGCGCTCCACCGGGGCTTCAACACCAATCGTGCCAGAACGAGAAGCGATTGAGTACCCGTGATTTAACACTTTCTGGTTCGTCGGCAGTGGGGTGAGGCCCTTAACCCTTGTGCCGACCGGCACGACTTTTTCTCGACGGGGTCTCGGGAAGGAACCCCGCCATGGGAAACCAGATTCAAACATTCACCAACGACGTGTTCGGCACCATCCGCACTATCACCAATGATGGTCAGATCCTTTTCTGCGGCAAGGATGTCGCCACCGCGCTCGGCTACCAGGATCCGACGAACGCGGTGAAGCTGCACTGCAAGGGGGTGGCAAATTACCACCCCCTTGAGACCGCTGGCGGAATCCAGCAGGTCCGCTTCATTACCGAGGGCGACCTCTACCGCCTCATCATTTCTTCAAAACTCCCGGCAGCACAGAAGTTCGAAGCCTGGGTGTTCGATGAGGTGTTGCCGACGATTCGCCGCCACGGCATGTACGCATACGACGAACTACTCGCTGACGATGAGTTCCTGGAGCATGCCATCGCCACTCTGCGGGCCGAGCGAGCCAAGCGCCTCGCCGCAGAGCAATCCCTGTTGGAGGCGGCACCGAAAGTCTCGTACTACGACGTCGTGCTGCAGTCCGATTCGTTGTTGACGACGACGGCGATTGCGAAGGACTACGGACTCTCCGCGAAGAAGCTCAACCGAATCCTGCGTGATGCTCACGTGCAGTTCCATCAGTCGGGCCGGTGGTTCCTCTACGCGAAGTACGCCGAGCAGGGCTACACCCAGTCCAAGACTCACGAATACGACGAAGGCCAGACCCGCACCCACATGTACTGGACCCAGAAGGGGCGCTTGTTCATCTACGACCTGCTCAAGAACAAGCTCGGCATCCTTCCGGTGATTGAGCGTGAAGGTCAGGTGCAAGCATGAGCGCCACGACACTCGATATTGGGTTTTCGAAGAAAAACACCGAAGGCTATCTGGACTTAACGAGCTACCACGCGCTCAAGAAGCTGCAGCGCGAACAGTTCGGCTACCGGCCCTTGGTTTATATCTGCTCACCGTATTCGGGCGACGTGCAAGCGAACGTTGAGCTCGCCCGCCAATTCTGCGAGCTCGCAGTAGCGGCAGGCAAGATCCCGTTCGCCCCGCATCTGCACTATCCGCAGTTCATGGATGACGCCGATCCCGATCAGCGCGAGTTGGCGATGTTCTTCAACAGGGTGTTGCTCGCTAAATGCGAAGCCCTGTGGGCATACGTGGGTCACGTTAGCCCTGGTATGCGCCTGGAGATCGGCTGGGCGCGAGACCTCGAGTTGCCGATTAAGTACTTCGATTCTGATTTCAAGGAGGTCACCCCATGACCACGCCCTTCACCTTGTTCGCTGCCGCGGTTACCGGTGTGCAGAACAATAACCACTACCCGAACCCACATCAGGTCATTGACGCGGCATCCCTAAGCGTGGTCGCTGGCTTTGATCACGTGGCAGCCACCTACGTGAATGACCGCCGCTCAACTGCAGCGTTCATGTCTTCGGATTGCGTGGTGATGGATATCGATAACGACCATACAGAAACCCACACCGACTGGATCACGCCTGAGAAGCTCGGCGAGTTGATGTCTGGTGTGGAGTTCATGACCGCCACCTCCCGCAACCACATGAAGGCGAAGGGCGTGCTCTCCGCCCGGCCACGTTTCCACGTCTACTTCCCAATCCACACGATCACGAACGCGGACGAATACGCGGGATTGAAGCATCGCCTGGCATCGCGCTTTGGTTTCTTTGATCGCAATGCCCTGGACGCAGGACGCTTCATCTACGGGGCGTCGAACGCTGTGGTGACGGCGCATGAGGGCGACCAGTTGCTCGATGCATGGCTGGACGCGGCTGACGAGATCGACGTGTTCGCCGCCTTCGACGCCTCAACATTGGTCATTGGTGAAGGCTCCCGTAATGCCACGCTCTCTCGCTTCGCCGGGCGGGTCCTCATCCGCTACGGGCAGACCGATCAAGCACGAGACCTCTTCGACCGCAAAGCCAACCTCTGCGAACCACCGCTCAACGAGGGCGAACTGCAGACGATCTGGAACTCGGCATGCAGGTTCGCTTCGAAGGTCGCCTCCGACCCGAGCTATCTGCCACCAGAGGCGTATGAGGCGTTAGCAGGTTTACGTCCGGATGATTTTTCCGATGTCGGTCAGGCAGACACATTGGCTGGCGAGTATGCGAACAAGATCCGCTACTCACTGGCTACCAAGTGGCTTGTCTACGACCATGGCGTGTGGGATGAGAACGACCTGTCCGCACAAGGAGTGGTTCAAGAACTGACTTCTCGTCAACTTGAAGAAGCACAACACCTTATCGCCACAACATGGCAAGACATGGTTTCTACCGGTGCTGACGTGGTGATGGCATCGGCTTCATCGAAAGCCCGCGGCCTAGCAAAACTCAACCCCGCCCAAGTCGCAGCATTCAAGGCGTGGGATGAATCCAAAAGCTATCACAAGTTCGTTCTCTCCAGGCGTTTGTCACGCAATATCACGGCCACGTTGAAAGAAGCCGGGCCGATCTTGCAGGTACGTGTCCGTGACCTCGACGTCGACCCCTACCAGCTCAACACCCCGGCAGGTACCTGGGATCTACGCGACAGTAGTAGCCACGAGCACAATCCCGCCGATCTGCTGACTAAGCAGACCGCTGTCGGCCCCAGCGATGAGGGTGCACAGATCTGGGCCGACGCGCTTGACGTCTTCTTCCAAGGAGACGTCGAGTTGATTGGTTACGTGCAGCGCATTGTGGGGTTGGCGGCGATCGGACAGGTTTTCGTCGAAGCGCTCGTCATCGCTTACGGGGACGGGCGAAACGGCAAATCCACGTTCTGGAACACCATCGCCCGCGTGTTGGGGACGTATTCGGGCACGATCTCAGCCGACGCGCTCACAGTCGGGGTGCGTCGCAACGTCAAACCCGAACTCGCCGAAGCCAGAGGCAAACGTCTCTTGATCGCGGCTGAAACCGAAGAAGGCATGCGCCTATCAACCTCGAACGTCAAACAGCTGGCTTCGACCGATCAGATCTCGGCAGAGAAAAAGTTTAAGGACCCCTTCGCCTTCACCCCCTCCCACACGCTGGTCTTGTACACGAACCATTTGCCGCGTGTGGGAGCCATGGACGCAGGCATCTGGCGGCGTCTGATCGTCATCCCGTTCAACGCCACCATCGAAGGCGACACGGATGTGAAGAACTACGCCGACCACCTCTACGAACACGCTGGCGGAGCAATCCTTTCCTGGATCATGGAGGGAGCGCGCCTCATTCACAGTGAGGGATACAAGCTCACTCCGCCGCCTCAGGTGGTTCAAGCCTCGCAAGCATATAAGGAGGATAACGACTGGTTCTCGCAGTTCCTTGAGGACTCGTGCGACGTCGAGGACGGATTATCGGAGAGGGCTGGTGACCTCTATCAGACGTATCGGGCGTGGGCGCAAAACACCTCAGGATGGGCGCGCCCGATGGTCGACTTCAACGCCGCATGCGAACAAGCAGGATTCGAGCGCAAGAAAACCAAGTCCGGTATCCGCGTCTACGGGCTGGCCCTGACCAGCGAATTCAACAGCTGAAAGTTATGAGGGTGCAGACCGGTGCAACCCGTTTTCCTACCTTACGCATGTGAAATTACATGGTGTTTTTCTCTATGTAAAAGGTTAGGAAATACCCTGCACCACTCTGCACCCCTTGAGAAACCATTCAAGGAGTGACCATGAACGAACGAACCATAGAACACCAACTGAAGAAAGCCATTGAAGCCTCTGGCGGCTTGTGCTGGAAGCTTGTCTGCCCTGGAACCACGGGTGTACCTGACCGGATATGCCTGATGAGAAACCGCGTAGTTTTCGTTGAGCTCAAAGCACCAGGTAAACAACCCAGGCCAATCCAGGTGCGCCGGATGAACCAACTCCGCCAGCAAGGTTTCACCGCTCTGGTTGTTGATTCGATTGACGGCATACAGGAGGTGCTTGATGCACTATCAGCCGCATAACTACCAACGCCAGGCGACCCAGTTCATCATCGACCACCACGAGGCCGCAATCTTCCTTGGGATGGGTTTGGGCAAATCGGTGATCACGTTGACGGCGATCTGGCAGCTCATGCTCGACTACTTCACCATCCACCGAGTCCTAGTCATCGCACCACTGCGGGTAGCCCGCGATACCTGGCCCGCCGAAATAGCGAAGTGGGATCACCTTGACGGGCTCACCGTCGCGGTCGCTGTTGGCACCAAACAAGACCGGCTGAACGCTCTCGCGGCGTCTGCGATGGTGACCATCATCAACCGTGAAAACATCCCATGGCTCATTAGCCAACTCGGGGGGAGCTGGCCGTTCGACATGGTCGTCATCGACGAACTCTCCAGCTTCAAAAACCACCGGGCAAAGCGGTTCACGGCATTGGTGAAAATGCGGCCGCACGTTAAGCGCTGGGTTGGCCTGACCGGAACGCCAACGTCGAACGGGCTGATGGATGTGTGGGCGCAATTCCGTCTTCTCGACGGCGGCGAGCGTTTGGGCAGGTTTATCACTCGTTATCGCGATCGTTGGTTCGTTCCGGATAAGCGCAACGGGATGCAGGTGTTCACCTATAAGCCCCGCGCGGGTGCTGAGGATGAGATCTATGGGGCGATTGGTGACATGACGTTGTCGATGAGAACCACCGACCACCTGCAATTACCGGAATTGACGGTGACAACCACGCTCGTCACGTTGGAGCCGAAAGAGCGCAAGATCTACGAGCAGCTCAAAGCTGACCTCGTCCTCGACCTTGATGGGGCGACGATTGATGCTGCGAATGCTGCTGCGTTGTCGGGCAAGTTGCTGCAGTTGGCATCGGGTGCGATCTACACCGGCGACGGTCAGTGGGCTCCCGTGCATGATCGGAAACTTGACGCTCTAGAAGACCTGTATGAGGCAGCCAACGGCAGCCCGTTATTGGTGGCGTATTGGTTCACTCACGACCGCAAGCGCATCACCGCTCGTTTCCCACAGGCTCGCGAACTGAAAACCTCGGCCGATATCGAGGCGTGGAACAGGGGCGAGATTGCGCTTGGGCTGATTCACCCCGCATCTGCGGGTCACGGTCTGAACCTGCAGGCAGGTGGGCATCTGTTGGTGTGGTTCTCGCTGACGTGGAGCCTGGAGCTTTACCAGCAGACGAATGCGCGCCTGTATCGGCAAGGGCAATCCGAACCTGTGACGATCACGAATCTTGTTGCTGAAGGGACGCTCGATGAAACCGTTCTCAAAGCTCTTGATGCGAAAGACGCTACGCAGGCTGCGTTGATTGACGCGGTCGCAGCAGAAATTACAACCACTGAAAGGACAAGCTCATGCATGTGATGACCAAATACCTCGACACAAGGAAAGCCGCGATCGCCGCTCTGCAGGATTATGCGGTGATGGAACAGATCATCGAGAGTACCGACGAGCAGATCAAGGCGGCTTATGCTGACGCGGCAAGCCCAGCATCCCCACGCATGGACGGCACACCACCATCAGGCGACCTCCACGCTTCGGAGAATCGGATCGTGGCGAGCATTGAGCGAATCGATGCGTACAAGGCTCGCTACCTGCAGGCTCGCCAGTACATGGACTGGTTCTTGCCTGCGTGGGAAGTCATCGCTGAAGACGACCGCTTCATCCTCGAAGGCTTCTTCCTCAGCGAGGGGACGCAAGATGAGAAGGTGTCGATGATCGCCGATCATTTCTACGTCGAGCGTGACACGGTCTATCGGCGCAAGAACCGGGCCCTCGACAGGTTCGCCACCGCCTTGTATGGACAGCTCTAGCGTTAGCCGGTATCCGAAACATGCGATAGAAAACCGCATATCGGTGTGAGAACATGTAAGTGGTTGAAAACTAGGAGAAGCCCCAAGAACCCACACGGGAACTTGGGGCTTCACCATGTTCGGGGAAGGAGCCAGCGATGCCAGTCAAACCCGCCTCCCCGTGCTCCCACCCCGGCTGCCCCGAACTCACCCACGAACGTTTCTGCGAGCAGCACGCGAAGGCAGAAGACGCCCGGTATCGGAAGTATCAACGGGATCCGAAGATCAACCGCCGCTACGGCGCGCGCTGGCGCAAGATTCGCGCCGCCTACATCGCCGCCCACCCGCTCTGCGAAGACTGCCTAGAGGCCGGACGCTACACGCCAGTACAAGAGGTTCACCACATTCTCCCGCTCGAACACTGCGGCACCCACAACTTCAACAACCTCCGAAGCCTGTGCAAGCCCTGCCACTCGCGCCAGACCGCGCTCGATGATGACCGGTGGAGGCAACAACCTCGTGTCTACGCCTACTGACGAGCCCACACGTTGCCCGCTGGCGCGACGATCATCTGGAACCTCAAAGATGCCTACCCGCCTGGCGTTTGCCGAACACGGGGCAACCTCGCGGCGCTGGTGAGGGGTTGGGGCCTTCGAATCTCTCATGCCTTGTCAGAGGTCAGCGGGCGGGGCCAACCGCGCGCAAAATTTCCGAATCAAACAGGGTATTGACCCGCCCCACGAATTCTTCAGCGCCCGCGAGCGCACTTTCGGCCTCCAGTCCAAGGCCACAACGGCCTAGACAAGGAGGCACACCCATGGCGAAAGACGGCACCAACCGGGGCGGACGCCGCGTGCGAGCCGGTGCAAAGCCCGATCCGTTGAATGAGAAGCTCGCAGCTGGCCGCTCAACCACGCGGCTTGATGATCCGCTGAACGAGCCGTTCGATTTCGAAGGCAGCGATATCGGGGACGGTGCGGTGCTCGCTGGGGAGACCATGCCAGAACCATCGGATTATCTCTCCGACATTCAGCGTGATGGTAAACCGCTGGGCGCTGACCTTGTCTACCGAGAAACGTGGCAGTGGCTCGATCAACGTGGCTGTTCCCAGTTCGTCGCCCCACGCCTGATCGAAGCCTATGCGCAGGCGTTCGCTCGGTATGTGCAGTGTGAGCAGGCGATCTCCAAGTTTGGTTTGTTGGGGAAGCACCCGACGACTGGGGCGGCTATCGCGTCCCCGTTTGTGGCCATGTCCCAGTCGTTTGGCAAGCAGGCGAATGTGTATTGGTATGAGATTTTTGAGATTGTTAGGGCTAACTGCACTAGTGACTATTCGGGTGCGGCTCCGGGTGATGACGTGATGGAGCAGCTATTGAAAGCACGCTCGTAGATGCGTCCTAGTTGCTTGCCGGGGTTATTTTGAGCGTTTTGTTGCGCTGAAAGCTGCCCCTAGCGCGATTCCAACTCCTGTGCCGATAGCTAACGCTGAGGCGTTATCGTCCATAATGAACCTAAAGATAATGCTGGTCATTATCCCGGCAATCATTCCATAGGCCACGGCTTTACCATTGCCGCCGGAAGGTTCTGGCGGATTAGGTTTACTCGTTTCGTCTTGCACGTATTCCAGTATCACACACGATTCGGGTTTCCCTCGTTTTCTTCGCTCCCCACTCCTGGCTGACATGGTGGGGAGTTTTTGTTTCTTTTGATTTTTCTACTGAAAGGGCATTCCTATGACTAAGGTTCTAAGCGCTGAAGCAGTGTGTATCGGTCACCCCGATAAACTGTGCGATTTAATTGCTGATCAGATTCTTGACGAAATTCTCTACGCCGATCGCAACGCCCGCGTCGCGGTAGAGGTCATGGCTACTGGGCGACGCATTATTGTCACTGGTGAAATCAGCACTAATGCTCGTGTGGACTTGCGTGATTGCGTACGCACAGTCCTGACTGCAGCTGGCTATAAGCCGTGGAGATTTTTGGTATACGTATGGGTGAGGCGTCAATCTAACGATATTAACGACGGGGTGAGCACATCTTTAGAGGCTCGCCATGGCGATGAGTCCGCTTATTGTCTTCAGGGTGCTGGTGATCAAGGCACGGTCTACGGCTATGCCTGCACTGATACTCCTGAGCGTTTACCGTTGCCTCTTGTTTTAGCCCACGAGATTTGTAAGCGGCTAGATACCGCGCGCAAGCAAGGAACCATCACTGGGATCTTCTCGGATGGTAAAGCACAAGTTTCGGTGCGCTACGACGACGCAGGAAAACCGCAAGCCATAGAGACGGTGGTGGTTTCCGTCCAGCACGATAAATCCAAGGATTTTGAGGTGTTGCGACGTGAAATAACTTCGCTGATTGTTGGCCCAGCATGTCAGCCATATCTACCGGTAGATGCGGACACGGTTGTGTTGATCAACCCGTCCGGACGGTTCGTGGAGGGCGGCCCTAAAGCTGACACCGGACTCACTGGTCGAAAACTTATGGTTGATACCTATGGCGGGCTAGCTTCTCATGGTGGTGGAGCTTTCTGTGGTAAAGATGCTTCTAAGGTTGACCGCTCGGGTGCTTATATGGCGCGGCTGATCGCGAAAACGATAGTGGATGCGGATCTTGCAGCCCGGTGCCAGGTGGCGATTAGTTACGCGATTGGCAAAGCCGACCCGGTTGCTTTCAGTGTTGACACCCTCGGCACCGGCCAATACAGCGACCAGATTCTCACGGCTGCGGCTCGAGATGTGTTCAATCTTCGGCCAGCAGCAATCATCGACCAGTTTGGGCTGCGAGCACCCGGCTATGTGCGTTATTCGACGTATGGGCATTTCGGGGATTACACACGCAAGTGGGAAGACACCTGGACTACTAGCCGTGAGCTTGTCAAGGTGGTGAAAAACCATGCGCATCAAGCAAATAGCGTTAACTGATCTCACCCCAGCTGACTACAACCCCCGCAAAGACCTACAACCCGGGGACGCGGACTACGAAAAGTTAAGGCGCTCCCTGAGCGAGTTTGGGTATGTGGAGCCAGTCATCTGGAACAAAACCACCGGAAATGTTGTGGGTGGGCATCAGCGTCTAAAAGTACTGGCTGATCTGGGCTATAAAACCGTGGACTGCGTGGTCGTCGAACTCGACGAAACCCGCGAAAAAGCCTTAAATGTTGCTCTAAACAAGATCAGTGGCGATTGGGATGATTCCAAACTCGCCCTACTCATAGCCGACCTGGATGCTTCCGATTTCGACGTTGAACTCACCGGTTTCGACGAATCCGAAATACAACAGTTGATAGGTTCTCTCGACGGCGACAGTATCGAGGACGATAACTTCGACCTGAACGCCGCCCTTGAAGCAGCAGCTTTCGTCCAACGCGGCGATATCTGGAGGATTGGTAGGCATCGCCTAATGTGCGCGGACGCCACGAACCCGGCCGATGTCGAAACCTTGATGGATGGCAAACAGGCTAATCTGGTGGTCACAGACCCGCCTTACAACGTGGACTTCAAATCATCTAGCGGCCTGAAAATTGCAGGTGATAAGCAAGACGCAGACGCGTTTTATGAGTTTCTGCTGGCTGCATTTACCAACATGGCGGCATCTCTGGCTAAGGGAGGGTCAGCCTATGTTTTCCATGCCGACACCGAAGGCCTCAACTTCCGTCGCGCTTTCTCTGATGCTGGCTTCTACCTGTCGGGCTGTTGTATTTGGGTTAAAGACTCCCTCGTACTTGGTCGTTCCCCGTATCAGTGGCAGCACGAACCAGTGCTTTATGGGTGGAAGAAAGACGGCTCTCACACTTGGTATGCGAATCGCAAACAAACCACGGTGTGGACTTTTGCCAAGCCGAGGAAGAATTCCGATCACCCCACTTCCAAACCACTAGACCTGTTGGCTTATCCGATTCGTAACTCAACCCAAACCAACGCAATCATCCTCGACACTTTTGCTGGCTCTGGTTCCACGCTAATGGCTGCAGAAGCTATTGACCGTACCTGTTACGCGATGGAGCTAGATGAGAAATACGCTTCCGTGATCCTGCGCCGCTATGCCGAAGCAACCGGAGACGCAGCAGGAATTACCTGCCTACGAGACGGCAAGGAATACACGTATCTCGATCTGGTGAAAGAAGTCGAGCGCCCCAAGCAGAAAGGCTAACCCTTGACACAAACTTTAAGGCTCGGCTCGCTTTTTGATGGCTCAGGAGGATTCCCACTCGCCGCCACCAAGATTGGCATCGAACCTGTGTGGGCGAGCGAGATTGAGCCCTTCCCGATTCTGGTCACCACAACGCGTTTGCCACACATGCAACACCTGGGAAACATCTGCGACATTGACGGCAGTCAGCTAGAGCCGGTGGATGTGGTCACGTTTGGCTCTCCTTGCCAAGACCTATCGGTGGCAGGTAAAAGGGCAGGCTTATCTGGCGAACGCTCCGGTCTATTCCACCAAGCTGTCAGAGTCATCAAGGAAATGAGAAAGGCAAGTCATGGTCTATATCCAAGATTCGCTGTTTGGGAAAACGTGCCCGGAGCCTTCTCAAGCAATAAAGGGGCAGACTTCCACAGCGTCCTGCAAAACCTCATCTCGGTTGTCGACGAAACGGCAGCGGCTGACCTACCTCGAGCTAACAAATGGCAAAAAGCTGGAGCGGTCGTGGCAGACCAATGGAGTATTGCGTGGCGAGTATTGGACGCGCAATTTTTCGGAGTACCCCAACGACGTAGAAGAATCTACCTTATCGCAGATTTTGCAAGCGGGCGTGCCGGACAAATACTCTTTGAGCCCACGGGCAGCTCAAGGAATCTTGCGCAGGGCTGCAGTGAAAAGCAAAACCCTCCCACCAATCCTCGAGCAGGCACTCACGAGGCAAGCAAATCTTTAGATGTGTTCGCCTTGCGGATGCGGGCAGGTAAACCAGGTGGTGGTAAAGGTCCGCTCGTGCAAACAAATCTGTCAGGCACGCTCGGATGCAGTAACGATCAGAGTATTATTGAGCCGCTACTATTTGACCATCATCCCCAAGACGCGAGAGTTACTGGACCACGTGATGTCGCCTCAACCGTGACCGCTCGTTACGGCACTGGCGGAGGCAATACTCCCATCATCGCTACCGCCTACGGTTTCAATGCGTTACATGAGGGACGCGGCGCGGCAGTGGGCAGGTACGGTTATTCAACCGAGGTATCCAAGACGCTCGATACGTCAGGGATAACTCCGACCTGCAACCAAGGCGGCATCGCCATCGTCGAACCCGACGTTGTGAGTGCCTCGAAGGCAGACTTCTTCTGCCGAGGAAACGTCAATATTGCTGGTGCTCTGTTGGCTTCGGACTCAACTGAGCCGCCCCTGGTCACCGACCCTGGCATGCCCGAATACCGCGTTAGACGCTTAACCCCAACCGAATGCGCCCGCCTACAAGGATTCCCTGATACTTGGACAGACGGACTCGCCATCGAGAACCCGAGCGAAGACGTGCTGGATTATTGGTGGCAAGTCTGGGCCAGCTGGGGCAAGGCGGGAGGATTGAAAAAACCTAAAACCCGCACGCAAATACGCAAATGGCTGGCTAATCCAGTGACCGACCGGGCGTTATACAAGCTGTGGGGAAACGGGATAGCTTTGCCGTGCGCCAAACTCGTGCTTTCCCAGATAGTCACTGAGGCCACTAAAACTCCTGGATTTTAAGGCAAAAATTACTGGATAAGTACGCGTTCCTATGGCTGTATGTACATGACCAAACAACCAGCAAGAAAGAGAGGGTTTGGTGATGATAGGACAGCTATATGTCGATCTAGAAGAAATCGAAAACCTCGGAGTCGACCTGACCGATATTGGTGCGGTGTGGGATGCAGCCGAAGACCACGGCTACAAGCACGTAGAAATGATTGTCTCCAACTTCCCACAAGACTTCATGCGCCTCATCCGCACATGGCTGGACGTTCAAAGCATCGAATTTGATGGTGAGGAGGATGAGCAATGGTGAACACCAAAAAGGCTGAAAACTACGGGCTCGTAGTCACCCTGCCCGCCACGCTTGATGAGACTGAGCTGGCAAGGCTGCATGAACTTATTGCAGCCAAGAAAGACTTGATCGCTAAAGCGCTCGGCGCGAGCCAGCTCGACATCACCACCAGTAGTGAAGGGCTGAGTTTCCCGTGGTGGGATCAGCTGCCCGAGTTCGAGAAGATCACAGCCTACATCGAGTTCTTAACGAAACTGGTCGCGTACGCCAAACGGATCCACCGCACCGTCACTCGCAGTACAAGCCAGGTGAGTAATGAGAAGTATGAACTGCGTTCTCTGCTTTACCGCATCGGACTTTCTGGTAAAGAACATAAGGAAGTACGCAAGATTTTACTTGCACCATTAAGCGGTGATTCTGCGTGGAAAACCCCGCCACTAATAAACACTAACCAAGAGATGTAAACCACTATTTATTAGGCAAAATAGGTGGCAAAATGACTAGATAAGTAGCGAAGTCTATGGCTGTATATACATACCGAAACGGTACACAACACATAAGGAAACAGCCATGAACACCAAAGAATCTAATTGCAGCGTCGAGGAAGAAAACACCGAACGCCTTATCGGACGTGCTAACCGGTTGGGATACACCATCACCAGCATTGAGATTGAACCTGGCCGGGTCGCGATTTCTATTGTTCCTTCCCCACTGTTCCCCTACACCCCGGAGCTTGACCGAGACTTTGAAACCGATCAATGGCGGGTGCAAACCACCGCCTACGGAGCGTTGAACCTAGACAACATCGAACAAGTCACCGAGGGATACGGACGGGCAGCAGCGATGGTGCGTGAACTTGAGCATGCTACACCAGGAAACGTTGTCAACTACCACCTGACCCGTTAAAACTAAACACACAGGCAACCCCACCTGGCGTGGGGTTTTCCTTTATCGTGAAGCGTTATGACCTAGAGATGTACATCTCTAAGTTTTCTTGAAAATAGGCGGAAAATGACTGGATAAGTAGCGAAGTCTATGGCTGTATATACATACCGAAACGGTACACAACAGAAAGGAAACAGCCATGAACACCACAAAGGTCACCAGCGAAACCCTCCAGATGAGCGTTGATTCCTACGGGACGGTTCTTGCCTACGGAGGCTACACGCTAGCAAGTTTTGCTACCTGGACCAAGACTGAAGGCTTTGGAAACAACGCCCAAATCTACCGGTTGATGGAAGAACCCGTCAGCGGGTTCGGGCCTAACTCGAAAGGCCGCGCAGAATGCGAACTCGAACTCATCGCTGAGTCAGACCACCTTTTCGCTGACGCAGGACATGCGATCGCCTGGGCGTTAGCTAATCTGCCCGAAGCCTAGCCCCGCCGGGCATGAGGGCACCTGCTATCGCCGGTAGCAACTGACTTTTTAACCAATAGAAGGTAACTGATTCGTATGCGTCAGCTAGCTGAATATCACCCGACCCGGTTCATGGCTGAAAGCTCGCGCTATGACAAGCTCCGAGCCGACTTTGCGGTCGCGTTCATCCAAGCTTTAAAGCATACGAAAGGCCGGTGGGCAGGAAAACCTTTTAAGTTGATTGATTGGCAAGAACAAATCATTCGCGACCTTTTCGGGGTGGTCAAACCTGACGGGTTTCGCCAATTCACTACGGCTTACGTGGAGATCCCTAAAAAGCAAGGCAAATCTGAACTAGCCGCCGCCGTCGCACTCTTACTGTGTTGCGCCGATGGCGAGGAACGCGCTGAAGTTTATGGGTGTGCTGCCGATCGGCAACAAGCATCCATCGTGTTCGAAGTGGCAGCCGACATGGTGAGAATGTGTCCCCCACTAGCCAAGCGGGTAAAGATCCTTAGAAGCCAAAAACGTATCATCTACTCCCCCACCAATTCCTTCTACCAGGTACTATCCGCCGAGGCGTATTCCAAACACGGGTTCAATATTTCCGGGGTGGTATTCGATGAGCTACACACCCAACCCAACCGGGCGCTCTTCGACGTGATGACCAAAGGCAGTGGGGATGCTCGCACCCAGCCGCTGTACTTCCTGATAACAACCGCCGGCACCGACACCCACAGCATCTGCTACGAGCAACACCAAAAAGCCCAAGACATCCTTGCGGGCAAAAAGCACGACCCCACCTTTTATCCAGTCATATATGGGGCAGCGCAAGATGATGATTGGACCGATGAAGCCGTGTGGCATAAAGCCAACCCATCCTTGGACGTGACGGTGCCAATCCAGAAAGTTAGGGACGCTTGTAATAGTGCCAGGCAGAATCCGGCTGAAGAAAACACCTTCAGACAGTTGCGTTTGAACCAGTGGGTCAAACAGTCTGTGCGGTGGATGCCTATGAATACCTGGAACAAAAACGATGGTCCAGTCCACTTGGATGAGTTAGAAGGTCGTGTTTGTTACGGCGGGCTCGACCTGGCATCCACCACCGATATCACAGCTTTCGTGCTCGTATTCCCACCCACGGATGACGATGACAAATACACGGTCGCGCCCTGGTTTTGGATACCCGAAGACAACCTCAAACTCAGAGTTTCTAGGGATCACGTCCCCTACGACCTATGGCATCAGCAAGGCCACCTACTCACGACTGAGGGCAACGTGGTGCACTACGGGTATATCGAGAAATTCATTGAGGATCTTGGCACCCGGTTCAATATCCGAGAAATCGCTTTCGACCGGTGGGGTGCGGTCCAAATGAGCCAAAACCTTGAGGATGCTGGTTTCACGGTGGTGCCATTTGGGCAAGGCTTCAAAGACATGTCCCCACCATCCAAGGAACTGATGAAGCTGGCGTTGGAAGGCAAGCTGGCCCATGGCGGACACCCGGTGCTGGCCTGGATGGTCGATAACATTCACGTGCGCACCGACCCAGCAGGCAACATCAAACCCGACAAACAAAAATCCACCGAGAAGATCGACGGCGTAGTAGCCACCATCATGGCCTTGGATCGAGCAATAAGATGCGGCAACACCCCAGAGGCGAGCTCAGTTTATGATTCGCGGGGACTATTGGTGCTATGAGATTTTGGGCGAAACAGGCTACCGACACCATTGGCCACTATTGCTAGCACTGAATAGATGGCTCCGTAGATAAGCGCGGATTCGTTGAAAAAGATCAGCATGGGCACCACGAAAAACACTATCGGCATCACTATCCATAAAACCGTGAACCCCTCCGTGACTGCGTCCCAGGCGGCTAGCGCAATAGTGACGAGTGGAAACGCTATGAACAGCATCAAGATAAACGCCACCATCCCTAAATCGGAGGCATTGCCTAATCCGATGGCGGCTGTCATGAGAGCAGGCAGTAAAAGATAGCACGCGAAAAGCCCGCCAAAGCGCATGCAGGTGCCGCGTCTTTTCCACCTTCGCATGCACTCATTTTTCCATGACCAGAAGGGAAAAACCATGGGTCTTAGAAACTGGCTACGCGGCAGACCGAAACCAGTGGAGAATCATCAGCTGTCCACCAGCTACAGCTTCTTGTTCGGGCCGACATCTGCTGGGCGTCCGGTGACCGAACGTAGCGCGATGCAAATGACCGCTGTCTATGGCTGCGTACGGATCTTGGCTGAGGCAATAGCCGGCCTACCACTGCACCTCTATCGCTATAAGGACGGCGGTGGTAAAGAAAAAGCGGTCGACCACAGCCTCTACCGGTTGTTGCATGATGAACCTAACCCCGAAATGACGTCTTTTGTGTTCCGGGAAACGTTGATGACGCACCTGTTGTTGTGGGGGAACGCATTTGCTCAGGTAGTGCGTAACGGTCTAGGCGAAGTCATCGGCTTGTATCCGCTGCAACCGAAACGGATGAGCGTAGGCAGGGATCTGGACAGCAAGGCTTTGTATTACGAATACCAAACCAGCTGGGACGAACCCGCAGGAGAGTACAAGACGATCCGTCTTACCCCTAACGATGTGCTTCATGTTCCAGGTCTGGGTTTCGATGGGTTGGTTGGTTATTCCCCGATCGCGATGGCAAAAAACGCTATCGGGCTCGCGCAGGCCACCGAAGATTACGGCGCGAGCTTTTTCGCTAATGGTGCCGCACCTGGCGGGGTGTTAGAGCATCCAGGCACGATCAAAGACCCTTCTCGTGTACGCGAATCCTAGCAACAAACCTTCGGTGGCGCTCGTAACGGCAACAAAGTCGCTGTTTTGGAAGAGGGAATGAAATACACGCCGATCTCGGTAAGCCCGGAGCAGGCACAATTTTTAGAAACACGGAAGTTTCAGCTCAATGAGATCGCCCGAATATTTCGTATCCCGCCACACATGATTGGCGATCTGGAAAAATCTAGCTTCAGCAATATTGAACAGCAGTCTTTAGAGTTCGTGAAATACACCCTTGACCCGTGGGTGATTCGCTGGGAACAAGCCATCACGAAAACTCTCTTGAACCCGCGTGAAAAGCAGCAGTTGTTTGTGAAGTTCAATGTCGAGGGCCTACTGCGCGGAGATTACCAGTCGCGTATGGAGGGATACGCGGTAGCTCGCCAAAACGGGTGGATGAGCGCCAACGATATCCGAGAGTTAGAAAATCTCGACCGGATCGAGGCGGCTGATGGCGGGGATCTGTACCTGATAAATGGAAACATGCTCCCGCTTCCGATGGCTGGGGCTTACGCCGACTCCCAACAAGCCGATAAAGGCGAGTCTGGTGAAGTAGAACCTAGAGAGAACCAACTATTGAGGAGGAGAATGTGAAGCGTTTTTGGAACTGGCTACCCCCAGAAAAAACAGAAAACACAGACCCGGACGATCAAGGAGATGTCCGGGTTTTGCGTATTAACGGGGTTATTGCTGAGGAATCATGGCTAGATGATGACATAACCCCAGCGGTTTTTGCCTCCGAGTTAAACGCGGGGTCTGGGCCGGTCACTATCTGGCTGAATTCGCCTGGCGGTGACGTAGTGGCAGCTTCTCGTATCTATAACATGCTGCTGGATTATCCCGGTAAAGTCACGGTGAATATTGACGGGATCGCGGCATCGGCGGCATCTGTGATTGCTATGGCGGCTTCCACGGTGGCAATGAGCCCGGTTTCGATGCTCATGATCCATAATCCCGCCACGCTCGCTATGGGTGATAAAACCGAGCTCTCGCGCGCCCTCGACATGCTCGAGAGTGTCAAGGACTCGATTATCAACGCCTACCAGCTAAAAACCGGGCTGTCCCGGGCGAAACTTTCCAAGCTCATGGATATGGAGACATGGATGGACGCGACAGCTGCTATCGACTTGGGGTTCGCAAATGAAATCCTCACCAGCAAACAGGGCTCTACTCCAGACAAAGACGACGAGCCCACCAAGACAAATCCCGACAAGGATGATGATCCTGGTGATGGCGAGGATGAAGAATCGGTGAGCAAGAAAGTACCGGGGCGAGCGAAAAATGAGTGCGGCGTGGTGTTTTCCAGAAGGGTTTTAGAGCAACAACTTGTTGCCCAATTAGCTATGCACGGTAAAAGTGCTGCCCCTCCCGGGCCGCCGCCTCCTGTAAGTGAGCATCCTTGTTTAAAGCCCGCTGCCCCTTGTGGTCGGCGGGTTGTTGATTTATACGCCCATTTAACCAACCAACCCCATTAACTAAGAGAGGAAATATTCCATTATGACTACTGTTACTGATTTGTATACCCGGCGTGCCCAAACCTGGAATAAGGCTAAGAAGTTTCTAGATGAGCGGCGCGATAGCGAGACTGGCTGTCTAAACGCCGAAGATGACGCGGCCTACACCAAAATGGAGGCCGAGATTGAGGCACTTAGCGGAGAGATTGCTCGATGTGAGCGAGCCGAACACCTAGAAAACACTCTTGCCCAGGCGACCTGTAATCCCATCACTTCCGCTCCTGGAAGCGCCATGGGCGAAGAAAGCAAGGTCAAGCCTGCCCGTGCTACAGCCTCCTACAAGCGGGCATTTTGGGATGCAATGCGGCTGAACACCTCCCCCATGGAAGTAAGGAATGCGCTAAGCGAGGGGGTGGATTCTGAGGGCGGATACCTAGTGCCTGACGAGTTCGAACGCACCCTAGTGCAGTCTTTAGCCGACCAAAACATCATGCGCACCCTCGCCAAGGTTATTCAGACCACAAGCGGAGATCGCAAGATCCCTGTCGTGTCTACCCATGGCACCGCTACCTGGCTGGATGAAGGCAAACCATACAACGAATCCGATGAAGCCTTCACCCAAATCTCCCTGTCGGCGTTCAAGCTGGGTACCTTCCTGAAAATCAGCGAAGAACTGCTCAACGATGCAGCGTTTAACGTTGAACAATACCTAGCGAGCGAGTTTGCTCGCCGTATTGGAGCTGCTGAAGAAGAAGCCTTCCTGGTTGGCGATGGTAAAGGTAAACCCACCGGTATCTTCAACCCAACCGGCGGAGCAGACTCTGGCGTGACCACCGCCAAGCCTACCGACATTAGCGCTGATGAACTCATCGATCTGCACTATAGTTTGCGCTCCCCCTACCGGGCGCGTGCGGTGTGGCTGATGAACGATGCAACCGTCAAAACCGTCCGGAAGTTGAAGGACGGTAACGGGCAGTACCTGTGGCAGCCAGCCCTGACTGCTGGGACTCCCGACATGATCCTTGGACGACCTGTCTACACCAGTGTTTTTGCACCTGAGCTTAAAGCGGGGGCGCGCACAGTAGCGTTCGGTGACCTCGGTTTTTATTGGATTGCTGACCGGCAAGGCCGCTCCTTCAAACGCCTAAACGAGCTGTTTGCAACCACCGGGCAGATCGGGTTCCTCGCCTCCCAACGCCTAGACGGCAAGCTCGTCTTGCCCGAAGCGATCAAGGTTCTTACCCAAAAGACCGCGGGGTAAACCATAAAAATAGTTAGGAGGTGGCAGCCATGAAAACAGACGAACTCATGGCCTTAGTCAAGCAGAATCTACTGGTCAACCATAGCGAGGATGATTCTTTGATTGCCTCGTTTGTGTTGGCTGCCACCTCCTATGCAACCGCTTACCAACATCTGCCCGAGGGCTACTACGACAAACAGCCGATGTCGGAGGCAACCCGGCAAGGCATTATCATGCTCGCCACCCATTTCTACGAATCCAGAGATGGAGCAACCGCCGGGTTTTGGGCAGACAAAACCGATGCTGCCCGCGCCGTGTGGAACGCAGTTAACACCCTGCTTCGTCTGGATCGGGACTGGAAAATCTAAAGAAAGGACGCGCCTTGTGGCAACGCTAGGCAAAATGAGCGAGCACATCGACCTGATACAGCCAGTGGTTACTAAAGACGCTGCCGGGTTCGCCACTACTGGTAACGAGATTGTCGCCTCCGTGCGCGCCTACATGGAGGTTCGTCACGCAAGTGGTGCGTGGGTGAACCGTGCTGCCTATAGCAAGGCTGATGCGCTGTTTCGCATTCGAGTAATACCGGGGCTGCGGGTTAGTGAGGCGATGGAGATTGCCTGTGCTAGTGGCCGGTACGTGATTGATGCGGTCGAGGTTATGAGTCGTTATGTCGAGATCATGGCGCACCGTATCGAACCGGAAGGAAACAGCCATGGCTAGAGTTCAGATCCGTCTACCCAACACTTTCATCGATGCGCTCGGCGCAGCCAGTAACGTTCTAGAGTCGTCGGCTGAGGAAGTCCTGCAAGCTGGTGCTGGCGTGGTAGAACCTCGGATGCGAGCAAACCTCGCCGCCGCAATAGGCTCTGGCGCTAAGCAACCTTCGCGTTCCACTGGACAGCTGCTCGCAGCGCTTGGCACAACCACGGTGAAGGTCAACAGTCGCGGTGACCATAACGTGAAGGTCGGCTTCGCTGAAAACCGCTCCGATGGCCGCTCCAACGCCTTGATCGCCAACGTCCTCGAACACGGAAGAAGCAACCAGCCAGCTCGTCCGTTTCTGGCGCCGACGCGTTCACAAACCCGTAGGCCCGCAGTAGAAGCCATGAAACAAATGCTCGCGACGCGTATCGAGGCGGTGAAACCATGACCACACCGTTGCTAGAGCAACTCAGTCACATCGCTGAAGAGCTGGGTCTGCCATATGCGGTCGGGCTGTATGCCCAGACTCCGGCACCAGACACTTATCTGGTGTTCACACCACTGACAGATTCGCTCGAGGTTTTCGCCGACAACATCCCTGGCATCGAAGTCGAAGAAGTCCGCATCGCACTGTTCACAAAAACCAACTACTTAGCACTAAGAGACCAGATCACGAAAGCTCTAATCAGCGCTCGCCTGGTTATCACAGGCAGGCGCTATATCGGATACGAGGCGGATACCGGTTTTCACCACTATTCCATCGATGTTTCGAGTTTTAGAGCCTGTCCTTAAGAGTTTGCAATGATGAGGAAAGTCAAAAATCCGATGAACAAGATCTCCAGGACTAACCCGATGACGTTAATGACTTTTTCGCTCTTTTCAGGCCAGAATCTGGCTAGCAGAGCAAAAACTGCTAAGCCAGTAGCGGCTCCAGCAGTGTTCATTATGACATCGGTGATATCGCTGACCCCAATAGCGAAAACGTACTGAACGACCTCGAATGCCACGCTTGCTAAAAACGGTGGGAGCAATTGAATTAACCATGAGCGCCGTTTCAACAACATCCTCATGTACAAGCCAAACGGGATGAAAATAAGGAAGTTGGCCACGATCTCATCAAAGAAGTTCGACCCGTAAAGATTCGCAGAATCTGTAAATGGGATCAGATTTAAGTAGCGCACATGCCGCATGCCCAGTATGTCGTCAACGCTGGTGGCGAATTTGAACAGCACCATCCACAACAACAAGAGCAGATAAATCCCGAACACCGCATAGGTCAAGCATCGCTTTTTCTCTCTCATGTCCCAATTCTATCTTTCGATGACATCTAACGAAAATTACTACCCAAAAGGAGAAACATCATGGCAACTATTGGTTTAGACAAGCTCTACTACGCGAGCATTAGCGAAGATCCCACTAGCGGTGAGGAAACTTATGCCGTTCCTAAACCGCTCGCTAAAGCAATATCTGCAGAATTGTCTGTGGAGTTGGATATTAACCCGACCTTTTCCCACTGTGGTTTTTTGTCATGATCGCGCAGGCGCTCTACAAAGTTTTCTGTCTTGCCTATATAGCACCACGTGTTCTCAATAGCTTCAGGGTCATTACCAAGAAGAATATACACACCATTACAAGCGATTGAGCTGAATGACCCCGTGTTTGCATGGGTTTTGAGAGGTTTGAGTTTGTTTGAATATCGTAGCGACTAGACATCATAGTTCTGCTGAAGTGAACACCGCTTTAGCAGGGATTTTTATGGTTTTTGCTTCTAATCATAAAGAGATTATTTGCGGAACTCGGGATGGTAAAAACTCAGCAAAATTGCCGCAGCTATCAGGACTGTGCAACATGTCATTGGTAGCCACGGAGAGAGTCCGTAAAGTGCGGTGGAGGCTATCGGTGCCACTACATAGGCTGCACCATTGTTAGCATTAATCAACCCGGCCAGCCCACCTTGCTCTTCGGGCTTCATTTGCAAAGTAGGCGCCGTGTTGTAGCCAGGCATCGCCAGGCCTAGACCAAAGCCTGTCAAGATGCTGGCCACGATGAACAGTCCAAGATTTAGTGGATAAACCAAGAGTAGTAACCCGAGAAGAACGATTATTAATCCTCTTCTAAAGAGTTTTTTAGCACCCCAGTTTAACCTTGGAGCCACCAAGGCCTGCGCCAGTATCATCACCACACCCATTATTGACATGCACAAAGCGGTGAGCCCCGCTGTTGCGCCGGCCGCTAGCTTCAAAACATCCTGCAGTAAAAAGCCGAAAAGTGTAGCCACGGTAGAAAAAGCAGTAAACATTAGGAAACCGCAAGCCAGGAACACGAATACTCTTGAATCAAAATAGGAAACTTTTGCCGGTTGAGCGACTTTTTCTTCGCCACCTGTGGGTTTGAATGTTAGCAGCAAAACGGCAACGCCCAAAAGCATGACCAGAGGCATCACCAGCAAGGGCATCATGAAACCTCCTATAGCTGCAAGGCTGCCGCCCAATAAGGCTCCAAGAATAGACGAGAATCCTTGTGCAGCGCCCAAGACTCCCAGACCTTTTACCCGTTGCGTCTCATTGTAGGTATGAGTCACAACGTAGGTTTGCGCGGCTGGGGAAACTGATGCGATGGCACCGCCGTACAGCACGCCCCTAGTTATGACTACTCCTATGATCAACGCTATGCCGGTGAGCAGACCCTTAAATCCTAGCCACACCACCATAGCGAATCCGCTTAGAGCCAGGATTCCGGCAAGCATGCCAATAAGCAAGATACGCCGAGATCCCCATCGCAATGAGACCCGTCCCCACCTGGTGGAGGTAAGAGAAAACATTACGGCTGCTAACGAAATGGTGGCGCCAATGTGCCATTCCTTCAACCCGATTTCGCGCGATAGCGGAGCCAGAATTGGATTAAGGATCATCTGCCCCATATATGCCAGTAAAACCGTCAAAAACAGGGGAAACAGTCCCGTTATTTTTGATTCGACTTTCTCGTTTCGTTCATTAGTGGCGCACATTAAAACATCCTTTCCAAAGTGAGCTACCAATCAAGCTGAAACAATACTAGAACAATGTTCTAGTATTGTCGAGGTTGAGGGTATGCTGTTTTCGTGGGAAATAAAGACAAGCGGGTAAACACGGGTAGACGCGCCTGGCTGACGCAGGAAAAGATCATGTACACCGCAATGGAACTGACCCGAGAGTGCGGTCTAGAAAAATGGTCGATTCGCGACCTTGCGCAGCATCTGGGAGTAGTTCCCTCTGTCATCTACCACCATTACCAAAACCGTGACGCCATTACCGCTTCTGTAATCGGCGAGATCACTAGCACCATCGAGCTACCGGACGAGCATCTGGAATGGAAAGATTGGTTCATCTCCCTAGCAGAAAATGTCAGGCCCGTCTTTCTTGAATTCCCCGGAGTCACCGACAAACTGATGTATGGACATATGGACGCCGCGTTGATACCAATCTTGGAGGTGGCTTACGAAAAACTACGGGACGCTGGTTTTAGCAAGTACATTCACATCGCATACTCAATTATCATCAACACGATACTGTGGAGCATTAGTGCTCGCAACTTGCGCAGCCCAACCAAGCAGGAACAGCGCCACGACCTAGGCCAAATGATTACCCGGCTTCAGCCCCTAGCTGCCTGCTCCACAACGCTCGCTGACATCATCCAAGGCTACTTAATTCCGCTAGCCAACCCGAAAAATGAAGACCGCATGAGTCAGGAATACTTTGAAATCATCATAGAAGTCGTACTCGCCGGTTTAGAGATAGCGATTTTGCCTCGCGAAAACGCCTAACGAACTTGTGAACAAGAAAACTCATCAATACGCATAAAATATTGCCCAAAATCGCAAGGCATCCAGCTAAGAACAGAGCCTTTCAGCCTCTCCCTCTATTTCCTGCGATTTTCCAATAAATACAAGAAAATCCACTATATCCAGAGCTTCCCAAACAACTGGTACGACTACATCAAATACTGCACTACCAATGAACTAGCTATCGCTCTTCACAGTACACAGGCTTCTCCCAGGAATCCGCAGCCTATATTGAAGACTGAGCCCACCCTATTGCGTATGGACGAAGAGGAACCTCCATCTCGACTTCTGGATTACCTCTTCGACGAACACCAACGTGAAGAAAGAAGCCGACGAAATCTTCCACTATTGACTTCCTCTCGCTTATAAAGCTGAGAAAGTTGAGCGCGGCGTGCAGAGATGAGGATACCCGTCCAATCCGCTATCCCCGCAGTAGTCATACTTCCGGGAGTTCCATCGATGAGAAAAAGCTCTACCGCTTTACCACGCCCCCTCGTTCGCACGCACCTAGCTTCAAGAATAACTGAGAAAAAACAGATCACCCCTCAATATGAGGATCCAAAAGAAAGGAAACATCATGGCAACTATCGGTTTAGACAAGCTCTACTACGCAAGCATTAGTGAAGATCCCACCAGCGGTGAGGAAACCTATGCCGTTCCTAAACCGCTCGCTAAAGCGATATCCGCAGAATTGTCTGTGGAGGTGGCTGAGGCGATTTTGTATGCCGATGACGGGGCATCCGAGATTGTCAAGGAATTCAAATCTGGAACCCTCACTCTTGGGATTGATGATCTCGGGGCAGAGGCTGCAGCTGCCTTAACTGGTGCGAGACTGGACGCCAACGGGGTACTTATCAGCACTTCTGAGGATGGTGGCGCACCCGTGGCTATTGGTTTTAGAGCTGCACGCTCTAACGGGAAGTACCAGTATTTTTGGTTTTACCGCGTCAAATTTGCTCTGCCGGGAACCACACTGGCGACCAAAGCTGATTCGATCACGTTCTCTACCCCGAGTATTGAGGGAACGATCCTGCGGCGTAACAAACCAGACGCTACCGGCAAGCACCCGTGGAAAGCCGAAGTAACCGAAGGAGCGGCCGGCGTGAAAACTGAGACGATCTCCAGCTGGTACAGGCAGGTGTATGAGCCTGCCGCTACAACCAGCATTAAACCGACAAACAACTAGAACAGCAGGTAAGCCATGACAGCGAAAACCCAAACCAGCCCGACAGGTAGCCCCTCTTTAAAAAGCGCGACAATCACTATCGCAGGTCAAGAATACGAGCTCGTCCTCACTACCCGTGCGACCCGCCTGATAGCTCAGCGTTACGGCGGACTCGAAAACCTTGGTGAGGCTCTTGAAACCTCCGAAGATATGGATAAGTCACTCGGTGAGGTAATCTGGCTTATCACCCTGCTCGCTAACCAATCCGTACAAATACACAACCTCACCCATCCAGACGATAAGCGCCCAGAGCTGACCGCAGAAGCGGTGGAGTTACTAACTGTGCCTGCAGATTTAGCTGACTATCGAGAGGCTATCGCCCAGGCACTCCAACGCGGCACCCGGCGAGCAATCATGACCGAGACCCCAGACCCAAAAGGGCAAACCAGGAAAAAGGACACCTAATAGATAGTGACGAGGCAATCTTTACCCGCCTGACCTATATCGGGCTCGCCCACCTGGGACTGACCCGCAGGCAAATCGACCTGACCATATTCGGTGAACTATTGGACCTGGTGAATTGTTGGCGCATCGAAACAGGCAGAGCCCAGCCGAAACGCATCTGGTTTATCGATGATGTGATTCCTGCTGGGGTTTAGCGGGATAAGTGTTTCGTGAGGTAACAGGCGAATAGCTGAGGGTGGGCGGCGTGCCACTGGTGACCTGCACCTTGGATAACTTCTAGGTGAGCCGCAGGGATAAGACCGGCGATTTTGCGGGCGGCAGGCAGGTTTGCTTTATCTTTGCTACCGCAAACCACAGTTACGGGCATCGCTAAAGCCGGTAGATGAGAAGTGAGGTCTAAATCTTTCAAACTATCGAGAATGCTCAGCAGCTCAGGTTTGCTAAGCCGCGGCGGACAGACCCATTTTGTTGGTAAAACTCGCATAAGCATTTTTTGCAGATTCATCAACAGTCTTGGAGGTTTAGCTTGCGGAGCTGAAACAAACAGTGAAGACACCTTATCTGGATGGGTGAGCGCGATTTTTAAAGCGATTACTGCACCCAACGATAACCCGACCAGGTGAACTGGTTCGGTCAGCGAGTTAGCAATCTGGGTGCATACGTCTTCAAGCGACCAAGAATCCAGCGGTGGTTTCGTTGTCAGAATGTCTAAAGATATGCACTCGGTTTGTGGCAGCTGTTTTATTACCGGGTTCCAAACATCACGGGTTTCGCCCAACCCGTGCAGAAACACGACCTTTTGGGCATCGTTCATTTACGTAGCGCGAAAAAACCTGCAACCAGGCTAGTTATCAGAAAACCAGCAGAATTTCCGATAGCAGTGACCGGCGAAATCACGTGCGTGAACCCGAAAACAGCAAAACAGATAGCTGCAAATAATAGCCCAACAGCTACCAACATCAACCAGTTACGCACTCGCGCATTGTTCTTTCCCATATACGCCCTTTCCCTTTTACGTGCTCATTCACTGATTATCCCATAACTGTCATTACCGGAAAGAAAGGTAAACACCCATGGCTGATTCGTCTTTTGGTTTGAAGATTGGCCTTGAGGGTGAGCGGGAGTTTAAGCGCGCGATCACGGATATTAATCGTGAGATGCGGGTTTTGGGATCCGAGATGAAGTTGGTGGCTTCTCAGTTCGATAAGAACGATAAGTCTGCTTCAGCGTTGACTGCTCGTAACCAGGTTTTGGGCAAAGAGATTGAGGCGCAAAAAGCCAAGATCCAGACCCTGAAGAGCGCTCTTGATAACTCTGCTACCAGTTTTGGGGAAAATGATTCTCGGACGAAGAATTGGCAGATTCAGCTCAATAACGCTCAGGCGACTTTGAATGGTCTTGAGGGTGAGCTTAAAGAGAATAATTCTGCTCTTTCCAAGTTTGGCGATGAGGCTGACGGTGCGGGTGATGATGCGAAAACTGCAGCTAAGGACACCGGACACCTAGAAAATGCTGTAGATGAGCTGGGTTCGCAGATGGATGGTACCAGTTCGAAGACTCGCATTTTTGGTGATGTGCTCAAAGCCAACCTTGCCTCTGAAGCCATCATCGCCGGCGTGAAAGGTATCGGGCATGCGATCGCCAGTATTGGTCGCGGCATGGCCGGGGCACTCAAGGAGGGCGTGGAGTACAACGCTCGCATGGAGCAATACTCCACGTCGTTTACGACGATGCTGGGTGACCAAGCCAAAGCCCAACAGCTCGTTAACGATCTGAAGGTTGAGGCGGCGAAGACTCCGTTTGGTATGGAGGACCTCGCGGGCAACATGCAAACCCTTCTGAGCTTTGGCATGTCGTTGGAGGATGCGAAAAAGCACCTGAACGAGATCGGCGACATCTCCCAAGGTGATGCGGTGAAGATGGAATCGCTCACGCTCGCCTTCGCCCAAATGTCCTCGACCGGCAAGTTGACTGGTCAGGATTTGCTGCAGATGATCAACGCCGGCTTCAACCCCCTGGAGGAAATATCCCGCAAGACGGGCAAGAGTATTGGTGAGTTGAAGGAGGATATGGCCAAGGGTGCTATTTCGGCTGACATGGTCGCTGACGCATTCGCCAGTGCTACTGCTGAGGGCGGGCGTTTCTACGGGGCTATGGACGCCCAATCCAAGACCTTTAGCGGCCAGTTGGCGACGATGCAGGACGGGGTCGCTAACCTCAAAGGCCTGCTGGCAGGTGGAGTCTCTGAGGCGTTGGCGGGTTCGGTGTTGCCGATGGTCAACGGGTGGATCGACGAACTGACCGCAGCGTTTGAAGAAGGTGGCACACCAGCGCTTATCGACACCCTCGGCAGCGTACTTCAGGAGGCTCTGGGGTTTATTGCTGAGCAGTTGCCGATGGTGGTTGAGACTGGCATGTCCATTCTCACCGCACTGCTAGAAGGTGTTATCAAGGTGTTGCCACAAGTAGCTGAGACTGCGGTGACGCTGATTATCGCGCTGGTCGAGGCGATCATCGAAGCGTTGCCGTCTTTGTTGGAGGCGGCGATTCAGATCATCGCCACCCTCGTCTCTGGCATCAGCGAAGCGCTACCGGAACTGGTTCCGGCTGCGGTGGAGATGCTCATGGCTTTGGTGCAGGGTCTGGTCGATAACCTTCCATTGCTTCTTGATGCGGCGTTGCAGCTCATCACCGGACTTACCGAAGGCTTGATCGCAGCCATCCCCGTGATCATCGAAGCCCTGCCACAAATCATCACCGGCATCGTGACGTTTCTTGTGGGGGCGATTCCGCAAATCATTCAAGCAGGCATCCAGCTGCTGATGGCGTTGATTGGTGCGTTGCCGCAGATCATCACGGCGATTGTGGCGGCTTTGCCGCAGATTATTACCGCGATCGTGGGCGGTGTGGTCGGTGCGATCCCGCAGCTCATCGAAGCAGGTATCCAGCTACTGACGGCGTTGATTGGTGCCTTGCCGCAGATCATTACAACGATCGTGGCCGCGTTGCCGCAGATTATTGCCAGTATTGTGTCGGTGATTGGTGGGGCGATACCGCAACTTGTCCAAGCAGGCATCCAACTCCTCACCGCGTTGGTGCGGGCGTTGCCCCAGATTATTTCCACGATCGTGGCAGCAATCCCATCGATTATTTCTGGGATTGTGTCTGCTGTTGGTCAGGGTGTGTGGCAGATGGTGGAGGCGGGTAAGAACCTCGTCTACGGCCTGTGGAATGGCATCCAAGGCTTGGCGGGCTGGTTGTGGAATCGGGTCTCGAATTGGGCGAGCGGGATTTGGGATTCGATCACTGGCTTCTTCGGCATCCACAGCCCGTCTCGCAAGATGGCGTGGGCAGGACGGATGCTTGTCGAAGGCCTCGCAGGCTCGATCAAAACTGATGGCAACAAGGCCGTCACCGCCGCTACTGGTTTGGCTAGGGACACGATGGACGCCTTCGCCGAGCTTGAAGACGGGCTTCATGTGCCGATCGAGACGGTGGCGGATCTGCAGGTACCGGCCGTTGATCTCACCCCACAACCCATAGCTATCAGTCGCGATACTAGTGGCGGTGCTGATAGTGAGCGTGTGGATGTCGCGAGCATCGTCGATGCCACAGCAAAGCACATCTTGTCCTCGCTGGACATTAGCGTGACGTTGTCGGATGGGACGCTGGTGGGCAAACTCGCACCCGCTCTCGATAAACAACTCGCACGAATCGACCGTAGGCAGTCGGTGATGGCAGGAGGCTACTAATGTTTGGTTTCACCCTGAACAGCGCGGTGACCTCTACGTCGCTTGGTCTGCGCTTGACCGCCCCGGTTGCGATTCCTGCATCGGTGCGTGCGGTGGATGATATTGAGGTCGAGGACAGAGCAGGTACCCTGACCAGGTTCACGGGCTGGGAGGATACCGAGATCGAGCTTGAGCTCGCCGTTCCTATCCGTGGCGGTCTCGACCAGTACCGGCGAGCCACTCACGAGCTCACCAATGCCCAGACCATTGCACTCACGGTCGAGCCTGGTATTTACCGCAAGGTCAAACACTGCGAAGTGAGCGAACTACGGCGTGAGTTGTCGGGGTGGGGGCTGTTCACCGCACGGCTCACCTGCCAGCCCTTCACCTACCTGACCAAGGGCTTGAAGCCCGTAACGATGTCGGAGTCGGGGACGATCACTAACCCCGGCCTACTCGATGCCGATCCGATCATCACTGTTACAGGCACGGGCATGCTCTCGCTGACGATCAATGCGCGTGTCTATCACGTGAACTCACCAGCAGGCTCCGTCACGCTCGACAGCGCGCGTCTCGTCGCACACGTATCTGGTCGTGTGCAGACGGATGCGCTCAGTGAAGCATTCCCAACCTTCAAACCTGGGGTCAATCGGATCACGCTCGGTGCGGGTATCTCACAAGTGGCCATAGTGCCGAATTGGCGCAACCCCTAAACCGCTCTCACTCATCTCACTTTGATGGCTGCCCCTTTGTATGGGGTGGTCATTGTCTTGTCTGGAAGGCACCCTCATGATTACGGTTCACGACCGCACCGCCACCACATTCACCGCCACCGGGCTAGGAGTCTTGGATCGGGAGATCATCAACCCGATCGTGGTCGAAGAACTAGGTGGCGAATTCTCCCTGACCTTCACCTACCCAGCAGATGACCCTTCAGCCACGCACCTCGTAGTGGAAAACATTGTGGCAGCGCCCGTGCCAGGACTGGAGCAACGTCAGGGGTTCCGTATTAGCGAGGTTGTCACCACCCTTGACGGCTTTCTCGAAGTGAGCGCGTTTCATGTCTTCTATGATCTGGCTGCGAACCTCATCGCCGACACCTACGTGGTCAACAAAACCGCCAAGGCTGCACTCGACCAGCTGCTGGGTGCTGCGAACACGCCCCACAGGTTCACCGCCACCAGCTCCGACACCACGACTCGGGCGAGCACTCGGGTGGTGCGCATGCCCATCGCTGCCGCCATCATGGATGAGGCGCAAGACAACACGTTCGCTTCGCGTTGGGGCGGCGAACTGGCCCGCGATAACTGGCACATCCATCACGCGCCCATGCGCGGAACCAACCACGGTGTGGTCATCCGTGACCGCAAGAACCTCACCGGCTTCGAATCATCCATTGATTTTTCGACGGTGGTGACGCGGATTTTACCGGTCGGCTACGACGGCCTACTCTTGCCTGAGCTCTATGTGGATTCGCCGAAATTCAGCTCTTATGTGGTGCCGCGTATCCGCGTCATCCGCTACGGACAAGTCAAAGCCATCACGGATAAGGACAATCCGCGTGAGGGGGAACTTCCGCTCGATCAAGCCCACGCGCAGTTGCGCCGTCTAGCGGCGGCAGAATTCAGCGCAAGACATGTCGATGAGCCGTCTGGGTCGTATAAGGTGCGGTTCGTCGACCTCGCCACCACCCGTGAATACGCTGATCTTGCACGGCTAGAGACCGTGGAGATTGGCGATACCGTGACCGTCCGCCACGCTGATCTTGGGATTGCGCTCACGGCACGGGTCGTGGCATACGAATACAACCCACTCACGCTCCAGTGCATCTCGGTCGAACTTGGAACCGTAGCTCGGAAGTTCACGACCGTCACCCGCCAAGTCAAAACCGCCATCAACGCGGCCATGTCGGCCTCAGATGCGGCAGGATTCGCACTCGCTTCAGCTGATGGGAAGAACACCAACCACTACGACACCATCCAGCCTGAGAAGGCACAGCTGGGTGACACCTGGTTTCGCGCGAACGGCGAAACCACCGAAATCTGGATCTACCAGCTCACCGACACCGGGCAGCCCGGCTGGATAGCACTCGCCACTGATCTGAACCATGTCCAGATCAGCGCGGAACTCGACGCCGCCCGCGCAGAGGTCGACCACGCCCTCGCCGCTGCCCAGGATGCACAAAACGCCGCCGACCAGGTGCATGAACGCCTCGCCACCGCGCAGGTCGAGATTGACCAGGCCAAGACCACAGCCGCTGGTGCTACCCAGTTGGCGCAGGATGCCCACGACGTTGCGGTGACCTCGGATGGGCAGCTCACGATTGCCGTTGTTGACCCGAGCGTAGCGGACGCTGCTGGCAGGCCAGAGGGCGCGCTGTGGCAAGTGCGCGTAGACGGCGTGATCGCCCGCCAATACATCCTCACCAACAACCAATGGAAACAGACACCGGTGGGTGGCGCGATGATCGGGGCGAAAGCGATCAGCCAAGCACACATCGCAGACGCCGCCATCGGCACCGCACACATCGCAGATGCCGCGATCACCGACGCGAAAATCGCCAACCTGTCAGCGAGCAAGATCACCTCGGGCTATCTAGCAGCGGCACGCATTCAGGCTGGATCCATCACCTCGGACAAGCTGACGATCGCCAACGGGTTTATTGCCAATGCGATGATCTCGAATGCGGCGATCACGGACGCAAAAATCGGGAATCTATCGGCCTCGAAGATCACGACCGGGACGCTTTCGGCTGCACGCATCGCAGCAGGGTCCATTACCTCGGATAAGCTCACGATCGCCAACGGATACATCACCACTGCGATGATCAAAGACGCTGCGGTCACCAGCGCGAAGATCGCTTCGCTGGATGCTGGCAAGATCACCACCGGCTACCTCAGCGCAGGCAGGATCGCCGCGCGGTCGATTACGGCCGACAAGCTCGCCACCAACGCCATCCAAGTAGGCTTAGCTGGCTGGACGCAATCTATCCGAATCACGCCCACGCAGATCGCCTGGTATGACGCCTCCACGTTGGAGGGAAAGATTACGAGCGCTGGGATGCAGTTCTGGTACGGGACCCGCTATATCGGCGAGTTCGCGCGGCGGGCTCACAAGGACAAGCCGAATGTGCAAGGCATCGTCAACCAGCTCGCCTACAAAGGCGACTACGTCGCCTGGACCTACCAGAAAACCTCCGGCGGAGACTACTACACCTGCCTGACGTTGGATCCGAAAGGCTTGTTCTACGGCAAAGCAGGTATCCACCTCGGCTCCGATCTGCGAACCGGCGGTTACAAGTTCTACACGACGGGCTCACGATATGTGACCTTGCAGGACTGCACGCTGACGGGCAAGGGAACCTATTCGGGCTGGGTGGGACAAAGCGGGCTGTCCAAGATCGTCTTCCACACCTATGACCTGATGGTCGTCACCAACGGGTCGTATTACAACATGACCCGCCTATTCGACCGCACCAAAGATTTAATGTCGCGAATGAACGCAATCCTCAGCCTGCTCAATCAAGGCTGGATCACATCCATCTCCGGAACCGGCTCGAATATAACCTGGCGGTACTTCTCCAACACAGGCCTGTCGGCCATGTCCACCAACCTCGCATAGAAAAGGAAACACTGATGAAGATCATGATCGCCAACCAGTATTTGCAACCCATCGCAGACCTACTCACCAATATGCCGCTCAAGGCCGCTCAGTCCCGTGCCCGCTCCAAACTCCTGGCGCTAGTGAAGGAAGCGATCGCGCGATTCGGGGAAGACGAATACGACCTCGTCACCCAATTCGCAACACTTGACGATCAGAGTCGCCCAGTGTTCGCCGACGATGGCACGTTCGTCCTTGCCAACCCCGACAAAGCCAGTGAATTCCTCGACGCACGCCAAGCACTACTGGCATCTGTTGCGGAAGTCTCCGGTCCCACCTACGACGGACACGAAGCAGACATCCACCAGCTTCTTGACGGCTATGAGGGCGAACTGTCTGGCGTGGCGGCGGAAGCCTACGACGTTCTCTACGACGCCATCACCAAGGACAACCAATGAAGGCCAAGGAAGAAAAGGACACAGAACTGACCGACGTTTCAGATGATGAGTCAACGTCTAGCGAAGAAGTACAGCTACCGATCGTCCCAGTTGAGTCCGATGCCACGCCCTCACCACCAGCAGAGGCCATCGAAGCCCTAGAACTCCCAGCGCCCAAGGCGGCCTCGTTCGACTTGAGCCTGCCAATTCTTGAGGTCTTGACTGACCCAACCATGTAGCCCAGTGCTACACCGATTTTTTTGATGCCTTCACCCCAGATGGGTGTGGGCAATTTTTTATGCCCACGAAAGGAATACCCATGTCTATACACGCCATCTGGCACGCCATCCAAACCGGCATCGCCGGTGTCGGTGCTTGGCTCGCCGCCTACCTCGGCGGCTTAGACGGTTTGGTTTACGCGTTGATCGTCTTCGCTATCGCCGACTACATCACCGGCGTGTTGGCCGCCATCAACGAACGCCGCCTCAGCTCATCCGTCGGTTTTAGAGGTATCAGCCGCAAAATCCTCATCTTCACTCTCGTCGGCCTGGCCCATTTGATCGACGTCCACATCCTCGGAGCACCCGGAGTCCTACGCGCGGCGGTCATCTTCTTCTACCTATCCAACGAAGGCATCTCGCTGGTGGAGAACGCCACCCGCCTCGGCCTGCCCGTCCCATCCCAAATGCGTGGGGCGCTTGATGCGATCGCTAACCGCGCCGACAAACGACCACCCCTGACCGAAACGACAATTGAAAACACAACAGATAAGGAGATTCACTGATGAAGAATTGGCTCGCGCTTGAGGCCGATATCGACCTCATCATGAACAAGCACTACACGCCCGGCAGGAACGGTAGGCGGATCGATAAGGTCATCATCCACCACAACGCAGGCAACCTCACCATCAGGGGCTGCTACGACGCGTGGCAAACCCGTCCTGCTTCCGCCCACTACCAAGTCCAAACCGACGGACGCATAGGCCAGCTCGTATGGGACCGGGATACCGCCTGGCATGCAGGAAACTTTGCCGCCAACACCACCAGTATTGGCATCGAACACGCCGACATGACCAGTGATCCATGGACTGTATCCGAGGCGTGCCTTGATAACGGTGCACACCTCGTCGCGGCCGTTTGCAAGTTCTACGGTCTCGGCCGACCCCAGTGGGGGAAGAACGTGTTCGGGCACAAGGACTTCTCTGCTACGGCCTGTCCGGCATCTCTTGCTGGCTCCCAGCACGCCGCATACATGGCTCGCGCCCAGTCTTGGTATGACCAGATGATCGGCACAGCCCCGGCACCAGCTCCTGCTCCTGCAGCACCGAACATCGACGCATTGGCTGACGCTGTCATTCGTGGCGAGTACGGGAACGGTGATGAGCGTAAGCGTTGCCTCGGAGCCAACTACGCGGCTGTCCAACAGCGAGTCAATGAGAAGCTTTCTGGCAACGCGCCAGCGAAGCCTGCTGGGCCCAACATTGATGCCCTCGCTGACGCCGTGATCCGTGGCGAGTACGGCAATGGTGAGGAACGTAAGCGCCGCTTGGGCAACCTCTACAACGCGGTCCAAGCGCGAGTGAACGCCAAGCTCGGCTACTAAACACCCGCGCCACGTCGGAGCGACTGAGCCCCGTCACCACTGTGACTTCCCAATCCTCGGGAAGCCGGTGGTGGCGGGGCTTTTCGTCGTTTCATGGACGGATTTAACAATCGGGGGTTTGTCGGCAGTGGGGTGAAGGGAGTGACCCCACTGTGAATGATTTTGATGAACAACGTATCCGTAACCTGCGCACGGCGGGCTGGGGGTATAAAGCGATTGCCGAGTTTTGCGCCCTGACTCGTGACCAGGTCCGCTCGTACTGCACAACCCGAAACCTTGACGCCGCTCCGGTGATGGTCGAGCGCGTGTGCCAGTGGTGTGCCAACCCTATACAGGGAGCAGCTCGGGCTAGGTTTTGCTCGCCCGCCTGCAGGCATAAAGCGTGGCGGCATCGACAGAAAACCGAGCCTGCGCGCGAGCAGACCTGTACGCACTGCGGACGCCGCTTCGCGATCGTGGACAAACCAGGTCAAAAGTTTTGCTGTCACGCCTGCTATGTACGTGCCCGATTCGGCACCCGTGGCGGACAACCATGAACACGCTCGCCGCTCCTGTTGATCAACTGGCCCAACCTGACGTGTTCGCCCGAGAACTCGCCTTCATCACGGACTCTCACACGTTGAGCGTGCTGGCGGGGCGGGGCGTGCTCACGCCCGCAGAGTATCAGCGTGCTCACCGGTTGTTATGGAAGGCGTGGACGCCGATCTATCAACCATCAATAGTGGGCGAAACGACTGGATAAACACCTGGTTTAGAGCGTGTATAGACCTAACGCGAAAGGAGAAAACGTGGCACACATCAGTGTGGTGACACCAGTTCGGTCGCCTGCCCCGAAACTGGTCAACGTAGCAGCATACGCGCGGGTCTCAACCAACGGCACAGAGCAGTTAGCATCCCTATCGGCGCAGGTTTCGTATTACTCGCGCCTGATCCAATCCACACCCGGATGGGCCTACGTCGGCGTGTTCACCGATGAGGGTATTACGGGTAGGTCAACAAAATCCCGACAAGGCCTGGCCGATCTGATGGACGCAGCCAGGAGTGGGGGTGTCGATATTGTGTTGTGTAAATCAATCTCACGCCTAGCCCGCAACACTGTCGACCTGCTCGCTACGGTCCGTGAGCTGAAAGACCTTGGCGTGGCCGTACGGTTCGAACGCGAACGCATCGACACCCTTAGCGCTGACGGGGAACTGCTGTTAACCTTGCTGGCCTCGTTCGCCCAAGAAGAATCACGCTCGCTATCCCAGAACGTGAAATGGGCGATCCGGAACCGATACAAGAGCGGGGGCACAAACTCCTTCGTTGTCTATGGATACAAATGGGCAGACGGCCAGTTCACCATCATCGAAGAGGAAGCCAAGATCGTGCGCTTACTGTTTGCGAATTTCTTGGACGGGATTAGCCCGGAGAAAACCGCGACGATGCTCAATGCTGAAGGTAAACGCTCTCGGGGAGGGGGACGGTTCTACGGGTCTGTGTTTCGTCGCATGCTTGAAAATGAGCGCTACAAGGGCTGCCAAATGCTACAGAAAATGTACCGCCCCACAATCCAAGCACCCACATGTGCGCTCAATGACGGGGAGCTGCCGCGATATTGGGTTGAGCAAGCCCTCCCAGCGATCATTGATGAGGTGATGTTTGACGCGGTGCAGGCAGAAATCGCGCACAGGCGTGAGGTGGGTCCGGCGGCGACCCCGTCAAAGAACACGGGCGTATTCACCGGGCGGATCTGCTGCGGCGCGTGCGGGAAGAACTATCAACGCAAAACCCGCACCTACAAGTCTGGAACCTCGTATAAGTTTTGGCGCTGTTGGAGTGCCTGCACCGGGAACGGAAACCCCTGTAGGGGGCACAACCTGCGCGAAACGCTCCTCGAACACGCCTGCGCAGACATGCTCGGCACCCAGGGTTTCGATCCTGTCCATGTTGCTGAGCAGGTCGTGATGATCGAGGCCTTCGAGCATCAGCTCACCTTCCACCTCGCGGATGGAACCATGATGCCGGTGGGGTTAACCAGTGAGGGGTGGTTGGCATGAGTCGCACGGTCACAGCGATACCCGCAACAAAGAAGCTTCGATCTGCCGCAGCCTCATCTGGTGTACCAGCACACAGGCGGGTGGCCGCGTATGCGCGAGTTTCCACCGAGATGGAAGAGCAAACCTCCTCCTACGAGGCTCAAATCGACTACTACACCACCTACATTCATTCCCGTAATGATTGGCAGTTCGCGGGCATGTACTGCGATGAGGGCATCTCTGGCACCTCTATGAAACGTCGCGAAGGTTTCCAAACCATGATCGATGACGCCCTGGCAGGCAAAATCGACCTGATCCTCACCAAGAGTGTGTCCCGGTTCGCACGCAACACCGTCGACTCGCTCACTACCGTGCGCAAGCTCAAGGATGCAGGCGTCGAGGTTTATTTTCAGAAAGAAAATATTTACACCTTTGACGCCAAAGGCGAGCTATTGATCACGATCATGAGCTCACTGGCGCAAGAAGAATCCCGCTCGATCTCCGAGAACGTCACCTGGGGGCACAGGAAGCGTTTTCAAGATGGGAAGATTATGGTTCCCTATGCATCACTACTCGGATATAAGAAAGGAGCGGACGGCAGTCTCGTCATCGACGAGACGCAGGCTCCGACCGTGCGGTTGATCTACCAGCTTTTCCTTGACGGGATGGCGATCAGTGAGATTAAAACCGAGCTCGCTGCTCGCAAGATTCTCACCCCGCGCGGGAAAGAAGTGTGGTCAACCTCGACAGTGCGCTCCATCCTGTCCAATGAAAAATATAAAGGCGACGCCCTGCTGCAAAAGACGTTCACCACCGATTTCCTTACTAAAAAGATGAAGGTCAACGAGGGCGAAGTACCCCAATACTACGTAACAGGCAATCACGAGCCGATTATTGCTCCACGCATCTGGGATCAGGTGCAATACGAGCTCGCCACCAGGCATGGCAACATATCCTCAGCGAAGGTCGGCTTGTTCTCCACCAGGCTCAAGTGTGCGCAGTGTGGGTCGTGGTATGGGCGTAAGACGTAGGCGTCGAACACGAAATATAAGTACACAGTCTGGCAATGCAACCATAAATACGCAGGCGACAAGCCCTGCAGCAGCGCGACTGTGAAGGACGAAGATATCAAGAACGCTTTCGTCCAAGCGCTCAATCAACTGATCGCCCGCCGTCCGCAGCAAAGCCAGCTACCGCAGGTGCTTGGCGACATGTTCGGTACGAGCCGTTTGGAAGAACAGGCCGCTGCCTGCCAAACAAAAATCGTGGAGCTGACCGAGCAGATCGAGGCGCTGATTGCGGAAAACCAGCGGTGTGCGCTCAACCAGGACGCCTACCAAGCCCGCTACACCGAACTCGATACTATCTACCGTAAGACGCTTGCACGTAAAACAAGCCTGGAAGCAGATATCGTAGCGAACACCGCCAAGCACGCCGCCATCACCACAACCCTGAATGATCTGACAGGGGAACCGGTGAGCGAGTTTCACCCCGCACAATGGAGCGCTCTCATCGATCACGCCATCGTCACCGAGGATACGATCCGGTTCGTATTCCGCACAGGTGAACAGGTGAGCATGGCCCTGAAAGAGTGA